TGGTAAACATTAGAGAACGTCCTCCAGGAACTGCTCGATGATTTCATCGCGGGCATTGAGTTGATAAATCATGTGTTCGTTCGGCGCGTAGCGGCCGTAGTCGATGACGATGTACCAAGTGCCGTTCTTGTACTTCTCGACACTGTTGAGTTCCGGGTGCAGGTACACACTGCCGCCCGGGATGGTTTCGTCCGCCACCAGGGTTTGCAGCCAGTCGTTGATGCGCTTGACCTCCTGGTCCATGAAGGACTTGGTGAGGTTCTTGGCCATGACTTTCTGGCCGGCCTTGACCAGCTTGCGGCTGATAGCGTCTTCCAGGCCGACGTAGCTGATGAACTTGCCGGTGATGGAGCGGTTACCCAACAGCGAAAAACCGCCAAGGATGGTGCGGGCGTAGTAGCTCACGCCGTAGCGGTTGAGCAGGTCGCCTTCGGTGGAAGTGTCGAGGATGTTGTACTCGACGACGCGGGAAACGTCCTCGGCGAACGTCACCTGGTTGCCCGGGCTTTCCCACTGCTTGACCTTGGCCAGTGCGGCGATGGCCAGGGACGATGGCGACAGGAACACGTTCTTCTTCGCTGCCTTGGAGTACACCGACGGCATGTTGTGCACCAGCAGGCAACGGTCGAAGCCGAGGTCGGCACCGCCCAGTTCACCGCTGTAGGTCACCTGATCGGCGACGCTGGCGTCTTTGCCGTCCAGCACCACACGGGCCTTGATCCGTTTGCCGAAGGCGGCAAACTCACCGGCGACAGCCTTGGTGCCGGTGAAGCCCGGGGCACCGATGATGGTCAGGTCTTCCGGCACGCTGGCCAATGCCGCCAGGCCGAGCTTGCGACCGGTGACCGGCTCGTCGCCGCCGATCACGTTGTTGATCGTGTCCGCCGGGGTTGTGCCCTCTTCGACGATCACCACATAGACCGGCACCTTGACCACTTTGAGGATCTGGTAGACCGCCTGGAACAGCGTGCCGGCTTCAGTGCCGGTCGGGTCCAGCAGCGCCTGAGTGGTGAAGCTGTTGATGCGGAACGGCGCATTCTTCGGGATCGACGCATGGGCCTTCGGCGCGGTGCCGACCAGGCCGATCACGTTATCGCCCAGGCCACCCATGGCCTCGGGGGATTCGGTGGCATTCACAGTGATGCCGTTGTGCTCGAAGTTCAAAACCTCAGCCATGATTAGTCAGCCTTCTGGGTGGTGGCCTTTTTGGCCGGGGTGGCGTTGAGGACGCTGGTCAATTCCAGACGGCCAGCGGTGCGCAGGGCGTATGCTTCGACGTCCAGCAGCTCCAGTTCCTGGCCGACGGTGGACCAATGGCCGGCGCCGATGGGGAATGGGGTGAGGACGGTGTAGGTTTGGCGGGTGGACATAAGTAGGATCTCCAGGCGAAAAAAAACCGCTCAAGGCGGTTGGGGGTAAAAACGCTGCGTCGGTGCAAGGCGTTTACTTAGTCAATGGTTCCATGCGTTCTTCGTCAGGAGGCAACGGCCACTCAATCTCAATCGGGAACCCTGTTTGCTGGTGTATTCGCCCCAGATCGATCCGGTAGCGCTTCCATAACGCGAGAAGAGCAACCTCATCGTTGCTAGCACGATCTGTATCAATTGCATCCTGAAGAGGAGCTACGTGTAGTGCCGCGCTAGCAAGAAGTCGGAGCTTCTTTTCAATCGCAAGCTGTATCAGCTCTTCGGTTGAAGGACGTGTTTCAGAGGGGAGCTCCGCCGAATACCATTGATCGGCCCCAACTTCATCTGGTCCGCTAACCGACCAAAACCCTCGGCCGTCGTTACGAACTGCGAAACTCATAGCTTTTCCTCCCAACCCATCAGGCGAACGCGCGGAGATGCGCCGTTTGCCGCGTAATAGATGTTCATGTTTGCACTGTCCACTTGAAACAGTGCCACTCTCGAATCACACCTGTTAGTCGGGCAATTGATAACAACGGGCGGAGCCACCGTAGTGGAATTGATACCGCCAAAATTCGGATTAGGAGCCAACATGGCCGAAGCGGCGTCGTCTGGTTTTGAAAGTTGAATCAGGACTGCGGAGGCGGTAGGAGGAACAAAACTCGCCAGAGAAACAGCTTGCCATGTGGGTGCTGTGATATTTCCTGCAACACCTGAGGCCATAAGAGGGTATTCAAGGAGATTTGTACCAGGTGCAAACCTCATGGAAATTCGATTGCCTTCCTGTTCATATTTCAGGGGGAATTTCGTCGTTGCATCAGTGCGCAGACAGCTGATCCGCGCCTTATGTGTGTAGCCGGCAGGCATCAGCGGTTCGATCGAACTTAAGGATGCAATTGAAGCAATATTTGCACCGCCTCTAATTACATAGACGTGATAAAACGATGATGCGGCGACAACACCAGAATCTAAGCCCCCCGGTCCATTCAGGGTCAGGTCCAATGTCAAATTCAGAGCTCCAGTGGCATCGACAGAGCTTGCCCCACCGACAATGAGCTGCTCAGCCTTTATGAAGACCTGACTGCCTACACCATTAGCTGAAACAAAGAGCCCCTTAGAAGCTCCTGAAATTCCAACTTGCTTCTGCTTTTCCACTGTCAGAGAGAGTGCCGCAATATCAATATTTCCTTGATTGATGGGCGCATTCCAAGCCTTGATGCACCAAATCACTGCAAGGTTGCGTGGTCGAGTACCACCTAATCCTAGGTTTTGGGTAGCTTGGGTGCCGCTAGAAAAAATTACATAACTAACGGGGTAATTACTTTGCGTGATGGCATCGAGTCCATGTGCGTTTAAAACGCTTGAATCTGACCCTGTGTGCCAAAGTCCAGAAACAGCTGGACTTTCAGAGCTGTAATCGAACGTCTGTAGCGTACCTTTTTGCCAAGTACCGACTTCTCGAGCCGTATCCACTCCTCGTCCATGATCCCAGCCCCGCAGGAACTCACCGCGGGACTCGGGCATTCGAAAGTTTCCAGCTCCCTCATCACCTTTATTAAAAGCCCCACCAAGAAAAGCAGACAGATCGGGATAAATCGCAGAGCTTTTAATACTGCCATCAATCTCCAAAAAGCCTGGAGGAACCTTATTTAAGGGAAAAGCAATAACAGAACCCACCGGCAATGCCGACGCCTTGGCAATCATCGCCTCAATCTCTGCCTTGCTATAAGTCCCCTTCGCCAACTGGGCCGATAGGTAATCCATCACCCAAGCCCGAGTCGCCTTCACCACTGTGTCATCGATCAACAACGTCACGATCGAGGCATTGCTCGTTTCGAAAATCGAGCGAATGTAAAACTCTTTCCCCGAGCCCGACGTGGCCAACACCGGCTTATACGACTCCGGATATTTCACGATGGCGTACAGAATCCCGGTGTCGGTCCACAGCCCGGCCTCGCGCACATACCAGCCGCCAACATCCGAAGGGATGGTGACTTCGGCCATCAACCAGTTGGCGTTTTTTTCATCTTGAAACAGCGCATTCAACGGCCCGCGCCACACTTCGCGTTTCAGCGCTTTTGCGTTGGCATCCGGGTTGTAGACGGCGCCGTTGCCGTCGCCGACGGAGATCTGCGCCAGTTTGATCGGCACGCCCGCCGCCTTACAGGCGGTTTCGTAGGCGATCCCCGCATTCGTGAGCAGGGTGTAATAGTCAGCCATTTAGTGCTCCTGTGGATAAAGGGTGGTGGTTTCGACGGTGTAGAGCCCGGCCGCCATAAAAGCGCGGCCCGTGGCCTCGACTCCTGCCAGCACGTTGGGGTAGATCGTGGTCAGTTCGCCGCACAACGTGGCGGCGCCGATGGAGTGACGTCCCGAAGCACTCAGGCCTACGGAGATCGACAAAATGTCGCGCTCGCTCTTGGCGTCAGCCAGGCGGCGGTCGAGTCGGGCGTCGATGATTTCGCTGTAGGGCAATTCGGTGTAGGCCCGTACGGAAAAGCTGTAGGGCACGCCAGGCGGTGTTTGTTCGTACCAGGCACGCACCTCTGGGGTAAGTTGCAGACCTTTGGCCGCGTTTTCCAAAGCCTGTCGCGTGCCAGCCTGGCGAGCGGTGGGCCAGGCGAGTTTGACGGTCAGGCGTTTCTCGATCTCGGGGGCCGTGGAACTCCATTCGTTCACCGCGCGGTCTGCCGCCAGGTAGGGCAGGAACGCCGCCGGCGTGCGATCCGGGTCCATCAATTGCGGGAACGGTGGAGTCACTCGCTCCAGCAACTGGCCAAAGCCCAGGTCCAGCGCCTTTTCCAGCGGTGAGCTGTTGGCGGGCAACAGGCTCGCTTTAGGCTCACTCATAGCGTGCGCACCTCCACTTCGACGCCCGTGCAATAGGGGGCCTGGAACGCGCTGCTGATGATCGGTTCCAGAGGTTCGAGAATCTGCAGTTGGGCGGCACCGGCGCTGTGGATGGCGTAGTCGATCCAGCTTGGGTCGACACGGCCCTCCAGGCGGTGGCAGGAGTCGGCGTAGGTTTGCAGCAGTTTTTGCGCAGCGACTTGGGTCAATCCCGAATCGGGGCCGGCGTTGATCATGGCCACCACGCGAATCTTGTAACGTTGAATCTGCGCGCCCTGAACGGTGACCCGATCGGTCTCCGGTCGCACATCGGGCCGTGCGAAATGTCGCCGTACACCGTCAAGCAAATCGGCAGAAGCGCTGCCATCGCCGTCCCGTGAAAGCACAGTGACCATCACCTCGCCGGGGGCAGTGCGCCGGCCGTTGCCGTCCTTGACCTGAGCCGCGTAACCATCCGGTTCGAAGGTGTAGCTGACGGTGACCACACCCGGCGTGGCGCTTTGCACCTTGACCGACGGCCGTTCGCCGAGGGTGAAGACTTCACGGCGATACTGCATACGCGAGCCCGCTGCCGGCGCATGGGGCGCCAGGTAATACCGCAGGCGGGCGTCGTCGTCACTCTCAAGAATCGGCGGCACCGCCGGGAAGGCGGCCGGGTCGCCGGGGTCGAGTACCTGCCGCTCCAGGCCCATGTCGGCCAGGCGGGCATCCAGGTTGCTGCCGGTGGCCCACCACGCCAGCATCTGTTTGATGCGGGCGTTGTATTTGCGCTCGTGGGTTTGCAGGCGCACGCAAAACGCTTCCAGGGCCAGGGTCAGCAGTTCGCTTTCGTTGTCGAGACTGACCTTGAGTTTGGCCGCGCTTTGCGGCGCACGGATGGCGACGTAATCGACGACGAAGGCTTTGAACTCGGCCAATAAAGGTTCGAACTCATCGACAGCGATGATCGCCGGTTCTGCCAGTTGGTTCTGGCCAGGGATCAGCATGCTCATGTCACGACCTCGAAAGACTGTTGGCGGTTTTTCCAGGTGCCGGCAAAACGCAGCAACAAACCGGCGCCCTGGCGAGTGGCGACGATGACCTGGGGTTGAAAATCGGCGATGCCGTTCTGGGCGTTATAGAACGCCTGGGCGGCATGGCTCTGGGCGAGAATCAGCAAGTCGTCGCCCAAGTTCTGGCCGAGCAGTTGGGGGATGAGCGAGCCGTACAAAGGCCGCTTCTGGCGAGTGCCCACGGGGGTGGTCAGCGCTCGGGTGGCACGCTGCACAAATTGCAGCCAGTCATCGACGGCTGCTCCGGTGTTCCTATCGATTCCGATCATGGCAAATCCTTATGCGCTGCTGATCACGCGGCCCTGGTGTTCCACTACCGGGCCGCTCAAATGCACGCCGGCCGCATCCAGCAACACACCGCTGGCGCCGAGTTGCAGGGTGATGCTCTGGGCCGTCATCGTCAGGCTGGCGGCACCGACCTTGACCTCGACCTGTTCGCGGGAGCCGCTGAACGTGGTGGGGCCGTTGATCCAATTGAAGGTGTGGCTGGCATCGTCGTAATCGCTTTGAGTGCCGTCCTGATGGCGGCGGCGTGTCAGCGAGGCCACACTGGAGACGGGTGGAAAGAGACTACTGTTGAGGCCGAACAAGGCCACGGACTGCGAGCCCCCTTCCCCGCCACCATAGTTGAGCAACAGGCATTGTTCACCGACTGACGGAATACGGGTTTCGGTCTGCGCCCCCGCGCTGGGGTTGAAGAACCGAATGGCCGGGGTGAGCAACTCACCGTGGCTGACCTTGCAGGTATTACTGGCAGCGTCCACTTCCTGGCACACACCAATGCGGCAGAAGCTCTCGGCGCGACGGTAGAGGTCTTCGAGCTGGGCTTCCATTTCGGCCAGGCGCTCGACGATCGGCCCCAGTTGCATGCGTAGCAATGCATCGAACATGGACTACTCCTGCAGGGGGCGATATTGGTCTGGATCATCGATGTTCGAGACTTCCCAGGTGCGGGCAAACAGCGGTGTGCCGGTGGGGTCTTCGAGCAGCGAGGGGCCGAGGTAAAGGGTTTGGGTGAAGGACACGGTCCAGGTGTCGTAGTCCGTTTCTGAATTGGATGAAGTCGACGGCGCCGCAACAATGTTTGTGGGCAAGTCGCATTGGTCTGGCGGTAGGCCCCAGCGGTTATCCAGGGCCAGGTCCATCAGTTGGCTGGCCAGGTCGCAGGCGTCGAAAGGGGCTGAGCCGGTGGTTACGCTGACCTTGAGTAAAACCGTGAGCGCATGGGCCTTGCGCCCTGCCAGGGAGCGCAGGCCGGGGCCGTTGCGTTCGAGGCTGATCAAGACGCCAGGGCCTTGAACATCCAAGTGGTTGCCTACGCGCAGCTGTGGGAGAGCACTCTTCACCGCCTCCACGATGGCCTCGGGAAGCTGGGAAGGTTTTTCAATAAGTGTCATTGGGTCGCGTCCTTGCAGCGAGTTACTGCTGATCCGGGCGAGACGTCGGGGCCTCGTTGACCCCGATACGCTTGGCCGCCCAGCGTTCATAAAGGCCGATGGCGACGTCTGCGCCGGCCATGGCGGTGAGGCACCCAATGGCGCCCGCCGTCCAGATCGACATGCCGGCGGCGTAGCACAGCATCAAGGCTGAAACCCCGCAGACCATGCACGCTCCGGATCGCAAGGCCAGGCGCCGTACCAGCGACCAGCCACGGGCGCCCTCCTTGTCGGCGCGCCACATTTCGCCAGATACACCGCCGATCAGGGCCAGTGCGATCACCAGCCAGATAGGCATTTCCGCTAACGCTTGCTGCTCGTTTGTCATGTCACGCCTCCTGGCTGAGCACTGCCGGCAATGGGCCGGCTTCCTTGGTAAATCCATGTAGGGGTAGGCATTCCAAAAAGCCCGGTCGCCCGGGCTTTTCAGTAATGATGTCCTCGGTCTTTCGGCGCTACTGGCGCGGTACGGACCTTTCCTCAATGTTTTTCCGACCACGATCCCTGTCTGCCGGATAACTGCTTCTGGTGCTTTACGCTGCACACCCGGGCCAGTTGCCAACCCTCTGAACCATTATGAGGCCGGTTCATCGCTGCCTGTTCTTGAAGCGCTGGTGAAACTAAAGAGCGTCGGCATCCTTGCCGGTGTTACCTGGCATCCCTGCCATCGCTTCGATGGCGTCCTTGCCGGTGTTGCGTGCCTTCCTTGTCTTCCTTGGCAGCATCCTTGCCGCCTCCACCAGGCCTTGTTGGCTGGCTTGAGATGAAGAATATGCATGTATGCATATACAGTCAATGCACAAATGCATTTATTTTTCCTAATGAAATGCATGAATGCATTTTCAGCCTTGTAGGCAGCGGGTTTGGTGGTTTTTTGCAGACGAAAAAAAGCCCGCTCGTGGGCGGGCTTTGTCTTACTGAAGAAGGTTAACGGGCGTACATGCCCCACCAGAATACATGGCCGAGGATGCTGATCTGCTCATCCTGGATATCCTGGAAGCTATAGTCCTCGTCCGGGTGCTCATCGCGATTAAAACTGCGCAGGCGAATCCCGGAAGGCAGGCGGTAGAGCTGTTTCACCCGCAACTGGCCATTGTGATTGATGGCATACAAGTCGCCATCGACGATGTCGCCGATGCCGCTCTTGCCGGCATTCACCCCGACGGTGGCGCCGTCACGCAGCACCGGCAACATGCTGTTGCCACGGACCGTCACGCACTTGGCCTGGTCGAACTGCACACCGTTGTGGCGAAGGCTGCGTTTGCCGAACCGCAGGCTGGCTTTCTCGCTTTCCTCGATGACGAATCTTCCTGATCCAGCAGCCAATTCAACCTCGCGCAAAAAGGGGATCGACACCTCGTCATCATTAACGGGTGTGTCGTCGTCCCACAGGCTTATGTCCTTGAGTTCGGAATGCATCGGGTCACGCCCCTCCTCCCGCGAAACGCCCACCGCCACGCGCCCGCGCAGTTGATCGGTGCTCACGCGGAAGTACTCGGCGATGCGGGAAATATGCTTGTCCGACGGATCAACGATCTTGCCGCTGAGGATCCGTGACAGCGTGGATTGAGGCACGCCGGTACGCCGGTGAAGCTCCGTGGGGGAGATCCGGTCGCGGTCCAGCAGTTCTCTTAATACGGTTGAAACGTTGCGTTTTTGCATAACGGGGATGATGACGGGGGATTTAGGGGTTGGCAAATGCAAAATTGCATATTTCATGCATTTACCCTGCCGGGATACCTATCCGTTTGTGAACTGCGTAGCCACGACCTCGCGTGTTAACCTTGCCGCCATCGCAAAATCGCAGGGCCGAATGCCCCACCTTTGCCCCACTCCTTTCAACGAATTTGCCTACGACCCAATGAGTAAAGCCACTTCAGATCTGTCCTCCCACACCCCGATGATGCAGCAGTACTGGCGCCTCAAGAACCAGCACCCTGATCAGTTGATGTTCTATCGCATGGGCGACTTCTACGAGATCTTCTATGAAGACGCGAAGAAGGCCGCCAAGTTGCTGGACATCACCCTGACCGCGCGCGGGCAGTCGGCGGGGCAGTCGATTCCGATGTGTGGCATTCCTTACCACTCGCTGGAAGGTTACCTGGTCAAGCTGGTGAAGCTGGGCGAGTCGGTGGTGATTTGTGAGCAGATCGGTGACCCGGCGACGAGCAAGGGGCCGGTGGAACGTCAGGTGGTGCGCATTATTACGCCGGGGACGGTGAGTGATGAGGCGCTGCTGGATGAGCGTCGCGACAACCTGATCGCTGCTGTACTGGGCGATGAGCGTCTGTTCGGCCTGTCGGTGCTGGATATCACCAGTGGCAATTTCAGTGTGCTGGAGATCAAGGGCTGGGAGAACTTGCTGGCGGAGCTGGAGCGCATCAACCCGGTAGAGCTGTTGATCCCGGATGATTGGCCGAAGGACTTGCCGGCAGAAAAACGCCGTGGGACCAAGCGTCGTGCGCCGTGGGATTTCGAGCGTGATTCGGCGCTGAAAAGTCTGTGCCAGCAATTCTCTGTGCAGGACCTTAAAGGCTTCGGTTGTGAAACCCTGACCCTGGCCATCGGCGCTGCCGGTTGCCTGCTCAGCTATGCCAAGGAAACCCAGCGCACCGCCCTGCCGCATTTGCGCAGCCTGCGTCATGAACGCCTTGACGATACCGTGGTGCTGGATGGCGCGAGCCGTCGCAACCTGGAACTGGACACCAACCTGGCCGGCGGTCGCGATAACACCCTGCAATCGGTGGTCGACCGTTGCCAGACCGCCATGGGCAGCCGCTTGCTGACCCGTTGGCTGAACCGCCCACTGCGGGATTTGAGCGTGCTACAGGCACGTCAGTCTTCTATTACCTGCCTGCTGGACGGATACCGCTTCGAGAAACTGCAGCCGCAGTTGAAGGAAATCGGCGACATCGAGCGCATCCTGGCGCGAATCGGCCTGCGTAACGCTCGCCCTCGCGACTTGGCACGCCTGCGCGATGCCCTCGGTGCCCTGCCGCAATTGCAGGTCGCGATGACCGAACTGGACACGCCGCACCTGCAACAACTTGCCGTGATCGCCAGCACCTACCCGGAACTGGCGGCGCTGCTGGAAAAAGCCATCATCGACAACCCGCCGGCGATCATCCGTGACGGCGGTGTACTCAAGACCGGTTACGACAGTGAGTTGGACGAGCTGCAGGCCCTGAGCGAAAACGCCGGGCAGTTCCTGATCGACCTGGAAGCCCGTGAAAAAGCCCGCACCGGCCTGGCCAACCTGAAAGTCGGCTACAACCGCGTGCACGGCTACTTCATCGAATTGCCAAGCAAACAGGCCGAGTCGGCGCCGATCGACTATCAACGTCGCCAAACGCTTAAAGGTGCCGAGCGCTTTATCACCCCGGAGCTGAAAGAGTTCGAAGACAAGGCACTCTCGGCCAAGAGTCGTGCCCTGGCTCGGGAAAAGATGCTGTATGAGAACCTGCTGGAAGACCTGATCAGCCAGTTGGCCCCGCTGCAGGACACCGCCGCCGCCCTGGCCGAACTGGATGTACTGAGCAACCTGGCCGAACGGGCGCTGAACCTTGACCTGAACTGCCCGCGCTTCGTGAGCGAGCCGTGCATGCGCATCGTGCAGGGGCGCCACCCGGTGGTGGAACAGGTGTTGACCACACCGTTCGTCGCCAACGACCTGTCGCTGGACGACGATACTCGCATGCTGGTGATCACCGGTCCGAACATGGGCGGTAAATCCACCTACATGCGCCAGACCGCGTTGATCGTGTTGTTGGCACACATCGGCAGTTTCGTACCGGCTGCCAGTTGCGAATTGTCGCTGGTGGACCGCATTTTCACGCGGATCGGCTCCAGTGATGACCTGGCCGGTGGCCGTTCGACCTTTATGGTGGAAATGAGCGAAACCGCCAACATCCTGCACAACGCGACCGAGCGCAGCCTGGTGCTGATGGACGAAGTGGGGCGCGGCACCAGCACCTTCGACGGTCTGTCCCTGGCGTGGGCGGCGGCCGAGCGATTGGCACACCTGCGTGCCTATACGTTGTTCGCCACTCACTACTTCGAGCTGACCGTGCTGCCGGAAAGCGAGCCACTGGTGGCCAACGTGCACCTGAACGCCACCGAGCACAACGAACGCATCGTCTTCCTGCACCACGTACTGCCAGGGCCGGCCAGCCAGAGCTATGGCCTGGCCGTGGCCCAATTGGCCGGTGTGCCAAACGATGTGATCCTGCGCGCCCGCGAGCACCTCAGCCGCCTGGAAACCACGGCCCTGCCCCATGAAACCGTGGTCGCCAGCCCTGCCAAGGCCGCCAGCAAACCTGCCGCTCCGCACCAGAGCGATATGTTCGCCAGCCTGCCCCACCCGGTACTGGAAGAGTTGGCCAAGCTTGACGTGGATGACTTGACGCCGCGTAAAGCGCTCGAAATGTTATATGCACTGAAGGTTCGGATATAACGCTGACGCTTGCAAGCTGGTAGACTCTCGCGCGGTTTGGGATGCTGCAGGCTATTAGCCTGGCCTGCAGACTATCGCTCCCGAACCTCGCGAGCCCTGCCACAAAGGGTTTCGCTGCCGCCGCCTGAGGAGAGAATTAGAAATGACCTTCGTCGTCACCGACAACTGCATCAAGTGCAAGTACACCGACTGCGTGGAAGTATGTCCGGTGGACTGCTTCTACGAAGGCCCGAACTTCCTGGTTATCCACCCGGACGAGTGCATCGACTGCGCCCTGTGTGAGCCAGAATGCCCGGCCGTCGCTATTTTCTCCGAGGACGAAGTCCCGGCAGAGATGCAGGAATTTATTCAGTTGAACGTCGAGCTGGCGGAAATCTGGCCGAACATTACTGAACGCAAGGATCCGATGCCGGATGCTGCGGAGTGGGATGGCAAAAAAGGTAAGATTGCAGACCTCGAGCGCTGATCGCGCTGCCGCCCACTAAAAAGGCCCCTTGCGGGCCTTTTTGCGTTTCTGCGTAGTCGGTTTTACTTTTCTACAGGCAAAAAAAGGGGCGGTATGACCCGCCCACATTTTTTCCCTAGTCCCTGTATTCCTTTTCATCATCCTGATGAATCGCATCCTGCGACGTTCCTTGAACCATCGTTCCTTGATGGCTGTGTCAATCCGTGGACACAGGGCTGATCTTAAAGAGTTCCAATGTAAGTTCAACGGGATCCAAGCGCAGTACCGCCCATTGACCTCGGTCAACCCGACAAAAATAATCCTTTAATATCAATGAGATAAAAAACACTCTCAACGATTCAAGACGGCCAAGGCGGGTAAAAAAACCAATCACTTACGAAAAAGTAAGCGAATGCTTACACGAGCAATTGCGTAAAAGCGTAACTGCCGCCTTCCATCGACCCTCCAGACAAGAAAAAGCCCCGACACGTCGAGGCTCTTTTTCCCACCAACGGCTCAGTCGTCGCTGACCGTAATGGTCGGCATCGCTGGCGCAGCGGCTTCCTGCAGGACGATCCGCGCGCCCACGTGGCGGGCCAATTCCTGATAGATCATCGCGATCTGGCTATCCGGCTCTGCAACCACCGTAGGCTTACCGCCGTCGGCCTGCTCGCGAATCAGCATCGACAACGGCAGCGAGGCCAGCAATTCCACGCCGTATTGAGTGGCCAGTTTCTCGCCACCGCCTTCGCCGAACAAATGCTCGGCATGGCCGCAGTTGGAGCAGATATGTACCGCCATGTTCTCCACGACGCCCAGCACCGGGATGTTGACCTTGCGGAACATCTCCACGCCTTTCTTCGCGTCCAGCAGCGCCAGGTCCTGGGGCGTAGTGACAATCACAGAACCGGCCACCGGGACTTTCTGCGCCAGAGTCAGCTGGATATCACCGGTGCCTGGCGGCATGTCGATCACCAGATAGTCCAGATCGCCCCAGGCGGTCTGGGTCACCAGTTGCAGCAGTGCGCCGGAAACCATCGGCCCGCGCCAGACCATCGGTGTGTTGTCATCGGTGAGGAAGGCCATGGACATGACCTCCACGCCCAGGGACTCGATCGGCACGAACCACTTCTGGTCCTTGACCTTGGGCCGAGTACCCTCGGCAATGCCGAACATCACGCCTTGGCTCGGGCCGTAAATGTCAGCGTCGAGAATGCCTACGCGCGCGCCTTCACGGGCCAGAGCCAGGGCCAGGTTGGCGGCAGTAGTGGATTTACCCACACCGCCCTTGCCGGACGCCACCGCGACCACGTTCTTGACGTTGGCCAGGCCAGGGATCTGCGCCTGGGCCTTGTGCGGGGCAATCACGCATTGAATGTCGACCTTGGCGGACGCTACGCCGTCGAGACCTTCGATGGCCATCTGCAGCATCTGCGCCCAGCCGCTCTTGAACAGACCGGCGGCATAGCCCAGTTCCAACTGGACCGAGACCTGGTCGCCCTGGACCTCGATGGCCCGCACACAACCGGCACTGACCGGGTCCTGGTTCAAATAGGGGTCGGTGTACTGGCGAAGAACGGCTTCCACCGCTGCGCGATTGACGGCGCTCATGGGCTACTCCCGAAAAAAGACTGACTGAAACAGGCGGCTATCCTAACCGTTCCCGCCGGTTAACGGCATGCTTTCGCAGTCTCGAAAGAGGCTGAAACAGCGCCACGGGGTGAAATATATTTCCCGGCGCTTTATAGTGGCCGACCTCCGTTTCATCAAGTAGCCGAGCCCCATGTCCGAGCCACGCAAGATCCTCGTCACCAGCGCCCTGCCCTATGCCAATGGTTCCATCCATCTTGGC